TGGGATTATGAGCAAACGAGAGAAGAATATGTAACTGCTCGTAGAAAGAATAAAGAGCATCCTTTACAAAGACCACTATGGAATGGTATTAGTCCAGGCATGTGGGATGAAAAAGAATGGTATGATTTTCTTGAACATAAATTAGGAACTGAGGTTTTGATACAGTATCATCCTGACAGTCAAGCAAGTTCCTTGGAGAGTTTTTTCTAATGAATTATAGATTATTTAAAAATACTTACATTCGTACGAATGAAGATGGATCAGCATTGAATGTTGATAAGGATATGGTAAATGACTGTCTGGCTAATTACTCAAAGTTTGACGATCTTGAAAATGCCATAGTAATGGACTGGGGTGCGAACATTGGTGGCTTTGGAAGAATGCTACTCGAACAACCAATACAAAAATACATTGGTGTAGAATGTCATCCTGAAAACTTCGAGGTAATGAAAAAGAATTTAGAGCATGATGACAGGTTTGAGTTAATAAATTCTGCTGTCACTAATCAAGAAATTTCTGAAATAATTTTATATATGACAGGCAGTAAGCAAGAGTTTTGTTCAGGCACAATTAATCCAAAAAGTAATGCTGCGAAGAACATGAGAAAAAACAAAGTCTGGGTTTCAACTGTACAAGCAAATGAATTATTTGAAAAGTATAAACCAACACATTTAAAATGCGATGTTGAAGGTGAAGAATATCGTTTGTTTGAACCAGACTGGATTATTCCTGAGAGTATAAAACAATTATCTCTAGAGTTTCATTGGGCAGATAAAATACTTTCAGAATATGAAAGCATAGTTAGAGCATCCCTTGTTAGGCAAGGATTCACACCTGTACAAGAACAACTTAACTATGTTCGAGGAGATAAAAAAGTTATGTTCTTGGGTGAAGAAATTTCTTATAGAAATATATGGGGAATGGATACTCTATACAAAAGGTAATAGGGAATGAAAGATAAACCAGACAATGTGGTTGATAGTCCTTCTACAATGTCATATCCAACTAATGTTGGAGCACCAGCATTTACTGTTCCTGATGTTTTAGGAAAAAAGAATGAGCGTGGTGTAAATGCTACACATCAATTAGAAACAAAGTTTGAACAATTAAAAACTGAATACTTTAGGTTATGTAAACTTGCCGAAGATACAGATTTAATGTACAATGCAACTTGTAACTTTGTTCCTATCGTCGGAAATGTTTATCATTTATATGAAGGAAATGAAGGAATGTTTATTAGTATGATTTCTCCAAATGAATGGAATCTTAAATGCATAGGTAGTTTTAAACTAACGAGTGAACATGTGTGGGAAAGACAATGAAATATTTACATCCAGATAATAAAGACAAACCATATGTAGATTGGAGACTTCCTGAGAATAGGGTAGAGATGTGCCTTCGGTCATATGCTTGGCGAATGAAGCATCGTGATGTTGACCATTACACTTATAATGAAGAATACATGACGAGAGGTTCCATGACTGATGAGCAAAGGATTTTCTTTTCTATGCTATTCGGTATTACATACCAATCATCAATGGCTTGGGTTATCTGGTCACACTTTCCTGATATAGAAAAAATTAATTGGAAACATTTAGAAGAATGGAATAATGAAAATTATGCCAGACAACATTTTGCTAAAGATACAAAATATAATAAGGGAAAATTTATTCCTATCCTAAAAGATATTCACGAAAAGGTTTTACAAAAACATGGATCTCTTAGAGCATGGATAAACACATTTCAAGATTTCGACCATGCCTTAAAAGAGGTTATGTCAATTTATAGAATAGGTCGTATGTCTGGTTGGCTGACAACTCAGGCATTCTATGAGTTGTGTTTTGACATGCGTCATATAAAACCAAAGAGTATGTTGGCAACAGATCCTTCTAATTGGTCAGTAAGATCTGGGCTGGTTTACATTTATAATAAACCAGAACTGATGGACTTAGATAGCAAAACCAAGTACAGCAGTGGTGATATAAAATGGATTGAAAAGAAAGAGCAAGAATTTATAGAGAGTTGTAATGAACATGTTAGTGATTTTTTTAATAGTCCATTTACAATGGAAACTCACCTATGTCAATATAAGAAAATGATTAAGACTGGTGGAGATGCTCCTGGGACTCCAACTCAAGATGCTTACACTCGTTGGTACAAACTAAAAGAAGCATGGCCAGATCTGGATTGGAACTTTTTTGAAAATGTATCAGCGCATTCTGCACCTTGTGTAAAGAAAACATTTCAGAATAAGATCCTTATGAGGACAGGTGCTGATACAGGTCAAATGATTAATATGCATGAAGATAATGATGACTTACCTAACATGTACAAGGAGTTTGGTATAGAACAATCATGGCTCACCGATTTTAATAATTATAATAGACTAGAAATAAAAAACAATTTTAATAATTACTTGATAAAGATGTCAGGAGAAAAAGTTGGTTTAGATGCTTTCCTTTAATAAAAAAGTTCTTTACTTTTTCCGTGCAATCATGTATAATAGAATCTAATTTAATAATAGTGTGCTACTCTGATCCAGTCAAATATCACACTCTAATAAACTGATATAAAGGAGAAAATATGTCAAAAATAAATGTCGCCATTATTGGTGTCGGTAACTGTGCAAAGAGTTTAGTAGAAGGTGTACAATACTATACTCAAAATCCCCAAGATAAAGTCGGTCTAATGTATCCAGATATTGGAGGATATACTGTAGAAGATATCCAGTTCGTTTGTGCTTTCGATGTTGATTCTAGAAAAGTTGGAACTTCATTAATTGATGCATTACGAGCAAGTCCCAACTGTGCTATGGATCATGTGGAAAAAATAGATTATACTTGTATAAGTTCTGATAGTCAAGTTTACTCAGGTCCAATACTAGATGGTGTTGCTGACCACATGTATGATTATCCAGAATCAGTATCATTTAGAACAGGTGCATCAACTGCACTATCTAAAAAAGAAATTGCTGATAAACTTAGATATCATAAAGTAGATGTAGTGATTAACTATCTCCCTGTCGGTTCTGAGAAGGCAACTGAGTTCTATATGGGAGCATGCTTAGATGCTGACTGTCATTTCGTAAACTGTATTCCTACACTTATTGAAACTGAAAAGTCTAAACTAGTAGAGCAATCATTTATTGATAAAGGTCTTACTATTGTAGGATCTGATATGAGATCTGCTTGGGGTGCTTCTAGATTATCTGAGGTATTACAAGGAGCAATGATTGATTCTGGTTTACAAGTAACTCAACATATTCAAATGAATATGGCAGCAGGTTCTACACAAGGTCAAGAAAATATTCGTACAGGTAGAACAGCAAATACTGACTTCTTGAATATGGCATATAAAGAAAGATTACATGGTAAGCATGTATCTAAGGAAAATGTTTTAAAAGGTCAAAATGTTGTTAGGGAAGAACCAACAGCAGGTATGACTTTATATGCTGGACCAAGTCTTACAGTATTCCAAAAACCAGGAGGACAATATGTTGGATCCGATAATAAGATTGCTAACTTAGATATTGTTGCCTATGGTTTTGGTGGTGCTAGATATGAAATGTCTGCTAGACTTTCTGTGCAAGATTCTCCAAACTCAGGAGGAGTAGTTGTATCAGCGATTCGTTTCTGTAAGGTTGCTGCTGAAATGAACATAGTTGGTTTCCTAAGAGGTCCGAGTGCTTGGACACAAAAGACACCACCTGTGCAGTTAAAAACTGAAGATGCTAAGTTTGAATGTGATGCTCTTGCTCGCAGAGAACTTACTAAAATGACTGAACCACAATTGAAAAAGAACAATCCTAAAGCGAAGGACTTGCCTTATACCTATCAAGCAGGACATACTGATTATGAAAATAATTAATACATTTGATATTGATGGTGTTATCTTTATGGGGGATTACAATGGAGTATATCCCTCTAAAGATGATGTAATCATTACTGGTAGATCTAGAGTTGATGAGTATGAAGAAACGATGGCAATGTTACGATCTAAGGGTATAGACAACGAAGTGTTTATGAATCCAACACCTTTTGATAAAAAAACTAGAGAAGGATCTGGAATACATAAAGCGAATATAATTAACTGGCTTGAAGAACAACGAGGTGTACGAGTAGGAGTACATTTTGAAGATGATTCTGTACAGATGAATGAGATAATTAAAAGGTGCCCCAATGTAAATGTTGTTCATCTTGTACACAATCTAGTTGAAAAGGAAAATGTTAGGAGACCATTCGAATCATGAAACTAATTTATTTAATCGGACTTCCAGGCTGTGGAAAGTCTACAGTGATGAAAGAGTTTATGAGCCAGTATGATAACTGGAAGTCAGAACGAGTTATTGATTTGCTTGACACTCATGTTTCTGGAAACATCAGAGTGCTTGGTAAGTATGAGGAAGGTGAAACATTTAGTGGAACTGATAGACTCTCAATGGCAGTTTCACCTAAAGCAATTGAATGGGTATCTACCAAACCTAATGAGGTAATCTTTGGTGAGGGTGATCGTCTTAACAACAAGGGATTCTTTAATGCTTGTGATGATCTAACAATCCTACATCTGACTGTATCAGATGAGGAACGACAACGCAGGTATGAGGAACGAGGATCCAACCAACCAGAAAAGTTTATTCAAACTGTTCGAACAAAAGTCTCAAACATCGTTGAAGAGTTCGGTGACAAACAGACTCTATTTGGTCTTGAGGAGGGATGCGTGGTCGAGATGCGTCACGAGAGTCCTGAAGATACAAAAAAGATTGTATCTTTTTTAAATACCTTTACAAATCAGTAATTTACAAAAAAAATAATGCTTTACTTTTTCCGTCGAGTATTGTATAATAGTAGTATAGTTAATTGAGAAAGAGAAGAAATATGAACATAGTAAGTGGAATCCTTGTTGTGATTGGTCTACTAGTGTTATTTGGCACTGTTGGTTACATGGACATCACTCCACATCCTAATTACCTACAAGTGTTGATACAGTTTGTCGGTGGACTATTCAGTATTCAGTTAGGTGTTGCTGGTATGGAGACTGAAGAATGAAAAAGAAATTTATTGACGCACATATGAATGTTGCGGAGCAGTACGCAAGTCTTTCCTCTGCCAAAAATCTAAAAGTTGGATGTGTGATTGTAAAAGACAATCGCATCATTTCTATTGGATACAACGGAACACCTGCTGGGTGGGACAATGAATGTGAAGTTCAATTCGTTGATGATTTTGGTAATGAGGTTCGCAAAACAAAACCTGAAGTATTACATGCAGAATTAAATGCCATTGCTAAGTTGGCAAGGTCTAGTGAGTCTGGTGAAGGTGCTTCAATGTTTATTACACACTCACCTTGTATTGAGTGTGCCAAAATGATTTATGCCACAGGCATTAAAGAAGTATTCTATCGTCACTCTTATCGTGAGGGTGCTGGTATTGATTTCTTAGATTTCTGTAACATTCCTGTTGAACATGTATCACCTTATGGGAGATCTTAATGCAAGCATTAC